ATAAGACGCAAACCCTGCCACATCTGGCAATATCTACCATTACAGATTATGGGCAATGGAAGTGGAAAATATCGGTGCAGCAAAGATATTTCCACTTTGGAACGGCAACGGTACAGTAAAAGTGATGATAGTAAATTCTGATATGAAATCTGCAGACACTTTACTTATAAACAAAGTGAAAAATCATATTGAAGATGTACGACCGATTGGAGCAACCGTAACAGTAGTAACTCCATCAGCGAAAGACATTACAATTACTGCGAAAATACGAACGTCTCTAAATGCAAATATGGAGCTTACAAGACTTGATTTTAAAGCAAAGATTGAAAAGTATATCAAAGACATTACAAAAGAGTACTTTTCAAACATTAGAGTAAATTCCTATTTCATATCATTAGCCCAAGTCGGCAAACACCTGCTTGAAAGCAAAGATGTTATAGATTATGCGGAGCTAAAATTAAATAATGTAACAGCAAATATTGAGCTTTCAGCTGAGCAGATAGCCAATATCACAAATATAACGCTTGAGGTGATGTAATGATAATAGATAATATTGATATGAATTTGTGCGAAAGAGTTGAACTTATCAATTATCTTCCGCTTTTTTATAGAAAAATTGAGCAGATGAAAGGTATCCAAGACACCTTATCTACAGAGGTATCAAAAATGAAATGCATTGAAAAAGATGTATTCATGCAAGGCTTTGTAGAGACTGCCACATGGGGACTTAAATTCTTTGAAGAAGAGTTAGGACTGCCTATTGAGCCTAATCTTTCTTATGAGCAAAGAAGAGAGATGATAAAGGCAAAATTGAGAGGTACCGGGACTACTACTATAAAGCTTATTAAAAACGTATCTATTGCATACAGTAACGGCGAAGTGGAAGTAATAGAGCATAACGATAAATACTATTTTGATGTCAAATTCGTCGGTACTCGTGGAATACCATCAAATATGACAGGTCTAAAAAGTATTTTGGAAGAAATTAAGCCAGCACACTTAGGAATAAATTACGTCTTTACATTTGCAACTTGGGGCGAAGTAAAGAAACTCACATGGGGAGATCTTAAAAAGATGACATGGGATGAAGTAAGACATTTACCAATGAATTAGAGGTGATTAGATGCAAGAAACTGATAAATTAAAACTTAGAAAGCCTGAATACAACGAATATGCCGATGTTGCAGATTTAAATCACAATATGAATATATTGGATGAAAAAGTTGACGGTAAGCTCGGCAAAACAGAGAAAGCGGCTAACAGTGCAAAGTTTGATGGCTGGTCAAAAGACAGATTTGTAAAAACAGGTGAAGGAAATATCATAGAAGAAGATACGAACGGATATCTTTTTTTGGCAAATCTTGTAGGTACTATTAAATATGGAAAGAAAATAGGTCTACCGTATGACGATGCACAAATCATCAATATGGCTAATACATTTGGAAAGGCAGGCTCACAAATCGCAATATGCAATGATAAGGACGAATTTGGAGGAATGTATTATCGTAATAATACACAAAATCAATGGATAGAACTGCTTGATACAAGGGAGAAAAATGACTCCAATCCGACGACATTAGCAACCAACAATGACGCAAACCAATGTCTTGAGACAGGTAAAGTCTATTATTGTAAACATAATCAAACAGCACATCTACCATTTGGAACACGAGACGACGGTATAATAATACCTTATATGCATATCAAAGGGCAATTTGGATTTCAAAAATTTATGACATGGAATGGAACATCAATATGGTGGAGAAAACTTCATAATGGAAATTGGAGTAAATGGTACTGTATTGGCGGAGGTAGCTGGAATCAGGAAATACAAAAAGATAGCGAACAAGTATCAAAATTTCAAAGATGGGCGAACTACGGGCAAAATCACGTGATTTTCGATGCGTCTAAGGGAGTAAGACCTGATGGACAAGCTTGTAGTAATGTCAATTCAACTCATGCTTGGCAAGCATCATTTCCTATTCTTATGGGCTTTAATGGTGGGGATACTTACGGATTAAAGGTAGATAAATCAAGAGATTCAGATTGCGTTGCAGGTTTTCAATTTCGTAACAATAATGGAATTTTAGAAGTGTTGATAAATGGAGTGTGGATGGCAGTGGGTGGACAGATATATAACAGGATATTAACTACAACACGAGGCGGAATATATAATTCTACTATCAATACGC